GCTTACTAGCTGCATGGAAGTCCGCTCGTCAAAATCGTTCGACTGCATATTTGACCTCAACTCTCGAGGCGCAGAATATTGGCTTCAGTCCTAAAGACATGATGTACAACGAGGCAATCCAAAATCTTGCAACTGAGATTAGTCGATTGTGCGGCATTCCTGCTTACTACTTGTCAGCAGACCTCAACACATCTATGACATACGCGAACATTATAGATGAAAGAAAACAATTAGTAGCACTAGCGTTCCAGCCATACATCTCTGCAATTGAGCAGCGTTTAAGCATGGATGATATATCTACTGCTGGTCACTATGTAAAGTTCGATCTAGATTCTACATTCTTGCGCGTTGAACCTATGGAGCGATTGCTAGTTATAGAAAAGATGCTTTCACTTGGTTTAATTACAATCGAACAAGCTATGCAGATGGAAGATCTAACACCTAATGGAAGCGAAGGCTAATGGAAAACTTATACATTGAAGCCACAATGATTGAGTGCAACGAAGAAAAGCGCGAAATCACCGGCAAGATAGTGCCCTTTGGTAATGATGAAATTGGCAGCACTAATCTTGGATCTTATACATTTGAGGCAGGATCTATTGAGATCGCAGACCCAACAAAGATTAAGCTTTTATCACAGCATGACATTAAGAAGCCTGTTGGTCGCATGATCTCAGCTGAACAAAAAGAAGATGGCATTTATGCAACCTTTAAGCTAAGCCGTTCACAGGCTGGCACAGACGCCCTAATCATGGCAAGCGAAAATTTGGTTTCAGGTTTAAGCATAGGCGCAGAGATCCTTGCATCTAAGCCATCACGCAACGGACACACAGTCGTAACAGCGGCTAAGTTAAAAGAAGTTTCTCTCGTAACAGAGCCAGCCTTTAAGTCTGCTCAGGTGCTAGAGATCGCAGCAGAGGAAGTTACCCCTGCTGAAGAAAACCCAACTACAGAAAGCGAGACAGCCGTGGAAGATACCACTTCAGCAGTCGAAGCAACACCTGCAGTAGAGGCAGCACCTGTCGAGGCTGCTCGCCCTACTGTAACAGCAATGTATTACACATCTCCAAGAATCGAAATCACAAAGCGTAACTACTTGGAAAACACACTAAAGGCTAACCTCTTTGGTGATGATGAATCTCGTCAATGGCTTCGCGCTGCTGACAACGATCAGACAACAGGTGCAGGATTTATCCCAACACCACAAAGCACACAACTACTTAACTTCTTGTCTAACGCAGATCGCCCAATGATTGATTCAGTTTCTCGCGGAACAATGCCAGAATTTGGAAAAACATTTGAGCTGCCTAAGATTACTGAAGTGCCTCTAGTCGATCAGATCGATGAGAATGGTGCAGTTACAGAGTCACAACTTGAAGCATCATTTATCACAGTCACAAAGAAATCATTTAAGGGTCGCGCGATCACAACTCTAGAACTCCTAACAAATTCAACACCTGCATTTCTAGATGAGCTTCTTGTTCAGATGGAATTTGCTTACGCAAAAGATACTGAAGAATTTGTAACAAATGCTATTCAAGGCGCAGGTACTCTTAACGCAACAGCACAGGCTAACTCAGCAACAGGTTTGCTAAGTTATGTTTCAAGCGCAGCAGCAGCAGTTTATTCTGCTTCACTTGGTTTTGCTCGCAACATGGTTGTTACACCAGAGCAGTGGGCTAACATCATGTCATACAATGATGCTGGTCGACCAATTTACATCGCTGCAAATCCTCAAAATAATGCAGGAGCACTTTCACCAACAAGCCTGCGCGGTAATGTTGCAGGTCTTGATCTTCGTGTATCTCGTTACATGAAGGGTTCTGGTGGAGTAGGAACAGCAGATTATTCAATGGCTGTTATTAACCCAGATGCTTACACATGGTACGAAGGTGCTCGTCAGCAGCTTCGTACTAATGTTAACTCAGACGGAACTGTAGACATTCTACTATTCGGTCAGGGAGCCCTTGCCACTAAGTTAGCGGCTGGCGCAAACTGGTTTAACCTAACCTGATAACTAGGTAACTAAGTCACTCAGGGGAGTAGTAGCCCTCTACTCCCCTGAGTCTTTAGAAAGGAAAAGGAATGGCACTCACAACAGTTTCAGAACTCCGTACAACCCTCGGAGTGGGTACTTTGTATACAGATGCCGTCCTTCAGGAAGTATGCGATGCATCTGATGCAGTCCTGCTTCCAATGCTATGGGCACCTAAATGGTTCTCTGTTGCTCATGGCAATGTTGTGGGCACAGGCACTTTATACTTTAACGATAATATTCTTGATACTTTTTATGTTGGTCAAAGCGTAACAATCGCTAACTCAGGTTCTGCATATAACGGCACAAAGACAATTACAGCCGTAGGTGAATATTCAATTAGTGTGGCAACCAACCACGCAACAGCACAGGCTTATCATCCAATCTTCCCTTATGGATCTGTATCCACCACGACTTACACAGACTGGACAAACGACACAGCAGTCCAGCAAGCAGCTTTGATGATATCTGTTGAAATCTGGCAAGCGCGTACAGCCACCCTTTCAGGCAGTAACGCTGTAGATTTCCAGCCTTCCCCATATCGGATGTCAGCACAACTGCTGGCGAAAATACGGGGCTTGGTTTCTCACGCGCTTGACCCTAGAAGTCTTATAGGCTAGGTCATGCCTCCAGTAGCGATAACAACCCTCCGGACTACTTTAGCCACTGCACTAGTAGATAACTCAAAATGGCAAACATTCGCGTTCCCTCCATCTGTTGTCCTGGCTAACTCTGTAATAGTCTCACCGGATGATCCTTATATAACACCTACTAATAATCAGCATATAGGTATCAGCCCTATGGCATCCTTCAAGTTGCTGATCGTTGCTCCGTTATTCGATAACGAGGGAAACCTTAACGGCATAGAAGATTTTGTTTGTGGCGTGTTCGCTAAGTTAGCAGCATCATCTTTAACGTATAATGTAAGCGCAGTAAGCGCACCTAGTATTCTTAACGCTGGATCGGGAGACCTACTCAGCTGCGAGATGTCCGTATCAATCCTTACGAGTTGGAGTTAATATGTCCGAGTGGGAAAAAGAGAACGAAGCCTTCCTGAAGAAAATCGGGCAGGTTAGCACCCCAGCACCAAAGCCAGTAACTAAGAAAGAAGAGGAATAATCTCATGGCTGTATTTCTAAATAACAATGTGGGCGTGAAGATTAACTCTGTTGATCTTTCAGACCACGTAACTGCAGTAACGATCAACCGCGTATTCGATGAACTAGAAGTCACTGCAATGGGTGACAGTTCACACAAGTTTGTAAAGGGTCTTGAGTCATCAACAGTGACTATTGACTTCCTTAACGACACAGCAGCAGCAAACGTATTGGCAACACTACAGGCAGCCTGGGGAACTACAGTTACAGCTGTATTCCTCCAGACAAAGGGAACAGCAGTATCTGCTACAAACCCTCTATACACTGTATCGATTCTTGTGAACAACACCACAGACATCAATGGTGCCGTTGCTGATATTGGAATGCAGAGCATTACATTTACATGTAATTCAACAATCGCAGTAGCCACTACAGGCACATTCTAAAAAACTAAACAAAGGGGCAAACCATGGCAAAACTAAAGATAGTTCGACTAGATGGAAGCGTACTAGAAGGCGAGATCACTCCAGCAGTGGAGTATTCGTTCGAGCAGTACGCTAAAAAGGGCTTCCATAAGGCGTTCCGCGATGAAGAAAAGCAGAGCGATGTCTATTGGTTAGCATGGGAAGTAACACGCAGGTCAGGTGAAACTGTTAAGCCTTTCGGGATGGACTTCATCGAGACACTTAAAAGTGTTGAGGTGCTTGACTCCGACCCTTTAGCTTAAAGCGCGATCAACCATTCACCTACTTAATAGCTCGCTTGAGCATTAGGTTGGGGATCGCGCCACAGCAACTGTTAGAACTAGATAAGACCATGTTCGATGCACTTCTGCAAGGTCTCAAGGATGAAGCGAAGGAGGTAGACGATGCCAGCAAGCGTAAAGGGCGCCGTTGAACTCCGCAAAGCCTTACGTAAGTTTGCTCCTGAACTGGGTAAAGAAACTCAGAAGGAGATCGCTGGAGCCTTAAAGCCAATCACTAAGACTGCTAAAGGTTACCTACCAGATGACGGATCAGTCCTAAGCGGATGGCTGCCAAGAGATAATTCTCAGGCTAGGTTCCCTACTTACTCTGCTCGTCAGGTCAAGGCTGGAATCGGTTATAAGACTTCACCATCAAAGCCTAATCGCAGGGGCTTTAGATCACTTGCTCGTGTCTTTAACAAGACCGCAGCTGGAGCAATCTATGAAACCATGGGTCGCAAAACTCCTAGCAGTCGCTTTGTGCAGAATCAGAATGGCAAGTTTGGCGCACAGATGAAGGGCGATGGCAAGATGGAAGGTCGCGCCCTGTATCGTGCTTATGAAGAAAACCAAGGCAAGGCAAGAGAGTCAGTCCTTAATGCTATTAAAACAGCAGCCGATAAACTTAACGCAACAGCCAAGGCGAGAGGTTAATCATGGCAAATATAATTATTGACATTGCAGCAGAGTTCACTGGCAATAAAGCCTTTAAGAGTGCTGAGACTTCTACAGATAAATTAACTAAGAACATCAAGAACATGGCTAAGACTCTTGGCGTGGCTTTCAGCGCTACAGCAGTCTTAAATTATGCTAAGGCTTCAGTCAAGGCAGCAGCAGCTGATGAGAAGGCACAGAAGCAACTAGCACTGGCTCTTAAGAATGTCGGGCTTGGTAGAGATGCCGCTGTTGCTGAAGGATTTATCCAGAAGTTACAAAGCGAGTTTGGTGTAGTCGATGACAAGCTGCGCCCTGCTTATCAGCAGTTAGCAGTAGCGACACAAAACACAGCACAAAGCCAGAAGTTATTGCAGATCGCTTTAGATATTTCTGCATCAACTGGCAAGGACTTACAGAGCGTCACAGGCGCGATTACAAAGGCATACCTAGGCAATAACACAGCCCTTGGTAAATTAGGCGTAGGCATTTCCAAGGCTGATCTCAAGGCTAAGTCCTTTGATGAAGTAATGAATCAACTCTCTACAACCTTTGCTGGCGCTGCTACTGCCTCTGCTAATACATTCCAAGGTTCAATGGACAAGTTATCTGTTGCATCTGCCAACGTTCAAGAGATTATCGGCAAAGGTATTATTGAATCGCTAAAAATACTAGGCGAGGACTCTACAGTCGATGAACTAACAACAGGTATGGAGGACTTTGCTACGGCTATATCCGAGTCCATTCAAGGCTTAGCCATACTTATAGATCAAATAAAAGGAATTGGTAATCTTCCGTTTGGCGGCGCAGGCGCAATCTTTGACATTGACAAATTGTTTAAGTTCACCATGATCCCGTATTTAAGAAGCCTTGCTAAAGGTGCAAACAAAGGCTCGGCTAACGATCCAGCAGCAGGGCTTGCACACTTAGCCGAGTTAGAGGCTAAATACACTGCTGCAACTCTTGGGTCTAGCAAGAAACTTACAGCAGAAGAATTGAAGCAACTCAAAGCCAAGCAGTTAAAACTGGCTATTGACAAGGCTAACTTAGCCCTAGGCAAGGGATCTAATGTCTTTGACATGGAGAAGATCCAGTTAGCAGCAGCCGAGAAAAGTGCAGCCGAGCAACTGGGCAAAGTTACTAGCCAAGCGCAACTGCTACAGATTACTAACGACCTTGCTCGCCTTGAGGTCAAGCAGTCTATTCTGGATCTAGAAGAAGCAATAGCCTCCAAGGATGTTGCAGCCATAACTAATGCAACCAATAAACTTAATGCAGACTTAAAGATACTTGGTGCTCTTAATAATCAGGATCTTAAACTAAGAGACATTAAGTCCATCCTTGACTCAATCCTTCCAAAGGATCTAATTAACCTAGCCAATCTAGATGCTGCTATCGCTAAGTTACAGATGATCGCTGGCGCAGGCACTAGCGGTGGTGCTGCTGGCGCAGGCATGGGCACAGGCGCAGGCGCAGGCGCAGG